CGGTTCCAGTGATTGTTATAGGCGTTTGGCCCCAGTTTTCCATCATCAGGCCCAATATACCGATGGAGGTACGGGTTATCGGCTGCGGTAGTATGCATACAGATACCCACTGGTTTCAACGGTTTGCCCTGTTTATAGCAGTCGTTTTCAGTCAAGTAATACTTTACAAGATGCATATTAATTCCTCCTTAATCCAAGACATTGGAAAATTTTAAAAACTTGTTGTTTAACGGACTGATTATCAAAGTACATTCGTCCCATTTTAAAAAATTCTATGATAACGTTTGTTTGTCCGCACGCATTCGCGCTTTTGATAAGGTAATATTTTGGTTCATGATCTTCGGCTGTTAACGAGAATTTCCACGGAGCATTTTTGTAAGGTACATAAGAAGCATAAATATACATACCTTTCATGTAAAAGTATACAGTTGTGTCCATGTATTTGATTGCAATTATGCATTTAGAATCGGACGGTCTTTTTTGAATGAACTCGTCATTATCCTGATAAAATTGGCCCATAATTGCATATTGGCCGTAAGGAGTTTTATTCATTATACTGCCCATTCTAGAAAGAGATTTAGCCTCTGTAAATGAATCTCCTTTATACATTTCAACGATAATATCATTATTATATTCTTTATATACGTTGAAACGTTTATCAGGATTAACAGCAAGCTTGAAATAGTCAAAATATGGATTAACCATTGAAATAGTATTCGCAAACAGAAATACTCTAAGAAGATCGTGTAATTTTTCAGTATCTCTAAAGCGGTTTATTGTTTCTACTAAGTCAAAAAAGCTATGAACTTCGTTAGGTAAGTAATGATAATTTGATTTATCAATAATAAATTCATCCACGCACATTTTATTGACTTCCGGAAAAGGGACAGACTTTAGAGCAACCTGAGAAGCTAATGGTGCATAGTAACCAGCGACTTCTTTGTCAATTAAGAATTTACCGCCTTTTTTGCCGCCGCTTACTAAAAATGAGTGTTCGGGATAAAAACTTGCAATATCATTAAAAAAGGTAGAAATATTCATTAACTCAGTCTGGTATCTTCGCACATACATAAATTGTTTACCTGTTTTTAAAAAGTCGCTGATAGCATAATCTTTAAATGCAAAAGTTTTACCAGGGCCACGGTTACTTAACACAAAGTTAATTAAAGCATTTCGTGTAAGCAGCGGTTCTATATTATAATGTAAATTATCAGTATGCATAATATCACCTATAAAATTGGGTGCCCTCTGCCATGACATTTTAACGCACGACAGAGGGCTGAGAAAAGGATGTAGAAATCAGACATATGCAATAGCCAATTTGTACACACCCTGCAAGTGTCTCCAATGGTAGGCCCAACTCAATGGGTGCAGTTCCCACCATACTATTGGACATGATATGCACTGCCTGACACCATTATTATACTATAATATATGCAAAAAATCAAGCTAGATAAATGTAAATAATGCATGTAAAAATTTTTAATTTTTACTTGACATTTTAGCGCAGCTATGCTATACTGTAGATAGATCAAGAGACAGGCGCTTGATTGAATAAAATTCATAAAAGGAGATTGTATCATGACCGAAGAAATCATCGATAAGGAAATCGGAGAAGTTCTGCCCATGGACGAGTTGGAAGTAGGAACCGTAAGCATTATTCCCATGCAAGACGCTTTTGTCCATAATAGCGACAATATGGTTATGTGCACCTTTGACACGGATGGTTCCAAAGAATCCAAACTCCGGCTTCATAAGATCAAAGCCAATCCTGATGAAAGATTGCAAGACCACATCAACGAAAAAATCACTGTTACCGGTTTTGTGGCGCATTGGGTAGAAACCAAAAATGAGAGAACCGGAGAAATCACGCCTGCACCTAGAATTATCTTGATTGACGACAAGGGTACCACTTATACTTGCGTGTCTATCGGAGTATATAATTCTCTTAGGAATATTGTCATGGATTTGTGGCTACCTTCGGAAGAAGAACCCATCGTAATTATTCCACGCAGAGTGAAAGGCAAAAACCGTTATGAGTTCACAAGCCTTGAAGTAAGCGAATAAATAGCTTAGATTCCCGGTATGAAGCCTGACATACCGGGAACTTTTCACAGGAGGTGTTGCAAATGGGAGCATGTTTAACACGAGGCGGAATAGCGTTAAATATCAAAGAATCGCCATATAAAGCTGCAATAGAAAATTATGAATTCATGTTTTCATCGAGATTATATTTGGAATCATTTATCAGAAAATTGCCAGAATTTGAACAAAAACTAGGCTATTATATTCTTATTAAGACTCATGGCTATTGTGACGTGCATTTATCTGCTGCTATTATTTTATATGAAAGCATAGAAAAAAGAGGGTTCTATATCATAAATAAAACAACTGGTAAATCATACGAAAGTATAAATGATTTTAGAATGAAATTGGAGGTGAGTTAATGTCTAATCCAGATGATTTAATAAAAAAGCCAAAAAGAAAGAAACCAGCTAAACGAAAGATCAAACAGCCCAGTGAACCTATATCAACTGCCAAAGGTAGACGAAGCAGACCAGAATCATCTGTTAATAGTTCAAAAATCAGAAAATCAAGAACAAAAAACATTCCAGAGAACTTTAAATTAAATAAACAGCAGCAAGCGGAATTGACTAAACTTAGAAAACGTGCTAGTTCAAAGCAATCTAGAATAAAAAAGAGATATGGTTATGACATACAAAGGCCAGTACATGGACGAAGCTTTGCAACAGATCAAGAATACCAACAGTTTATCAGACAATTACAAGACTACACTTCACGAGAATCGCACAAATTTCAAAAGATAGGTACAGGCGATTCATCTTTCTTTGTGCCGTCTGAAGAAATTCAAGGCATCAACGATCTACTGAAGAAATACGAAAATGAGCGTATGAAGTTTTATAAAAACGTAGCAGACAAAGATATAATCGCAGGAGGGCAATTACAGCCTGATAATACTGTTTTGCTACGTGCAATGATGAAAAAAGAAACTCCCGGTTCAACATTCTATGATTTACTACACAAACAAACATTTGAGCCAAAAGAGATAAAATCAATAGATGAATTTAACAGAATAAAATCTAGGCTTGAGCGACAATCCAAGTCTGAATATTGGCAATGGCGACAAGAGGTAATGTATAATAACTTCATTGAATCGTTGCAAAAGTTGTCCGAACGTTCAAACGTGGGGAGCGGTAAATTACAAGAAATGATACGAAGTATGCCTAAAGATAAATTCTTAGAAATGTATTATCGAGCAGAATCAGACCTTTCCAGCGTTTTTAACAACACGCCGGATAGTATGGAATTTTTTGAAAGTGTAATAGACATATTTAATAATGTAGCAAACGCATATTCAATAGTAATGTCTGGAAGATAGCGCAATAAAAACAAAAGGCGGCGCTATTATGATTCATATAATGGCAGACTTTGAAACCACGCCAAAGCGTGATGATTGCAGGGTTTGGCTGTGGTGCGCAGTGGATATCGATAATTTAAAAAGGGTTTGGTATGGGGAGACAATAGAAGAATTTTTCGATACATTTAAAAACGGACAATACACGATATATTTTCACAACTTAAAATTTGATGGCGAATTCCTGCTATCATATATTTTAAATGTATTAAAATTTCAATACGCTGAAAAGCCGGATGAACATGAGTTTAGAACATTAATCAGTGACATGGGCATATTTTATATGATTGAATGCGTATTCAGCAAAAAGAACAAACATGTATCAAAAATAACGTTTTTAGATTCATATAAAAAATTACCGTTTAAAGTAAAAGATATCGCCAAGGCATTCCAGTTAGAAGAATCAAAAGGTGAAATAGATCACAGCATTTTGAGGCCACGGGGATATAAGCCAACAAAACAAGAATTAGAATATGTAACAAATGATGTTATAATCGTAGCTAAGGCGCTAAAAATGCAGTTTGAGCAGGGCCTATCAGCAATGACAATGAGTAGTGATGGTCTAAAATATTGTAAACACATTCTAACTGAAAAAGGCTGGCATCATTATTTCCCTGTGTTGGATATAGCAATGGACGATGAAATCCGTAAAAGCTATAAAGGCGGGGCTGTAATGGTTCATCCATTAAGGGCTGGGGTAGAAGTATATAATGGACATTCATTTGATAAAAATTCTATGTATCCTTGGGCTATGACTATGCCTATGCCGTGGGGTATGCCATTATTTTTTCAAGGAAAGTACCAAAAAGATGAACAGTATCCGTTATTTATACAGGCTTTGGCTTGTGAATTTAAAGTTAAAGAAGGATTTTTACCAACCATACAAATAAAGCGGCATGAACTATACAAGCAAAATGAATACATAGCAGAAAGTATAGAACAAACCGTGTTATATCTTACAAGCGTTGATCTGCAATTATTTTTCGATCATTATGAAGTGTATAATATCAGATGGTTATATGGTTACAAATTTAAAAGCGCAATCGGTATTTTTGATGATTATGTAAACCGTTGGTATGAAATGAAAAAGAATTCAACAGGCGCGAAAAGGCAAATAGCCAAATTAATGCTAAACGCATTCTACGGAAAAACGGCATCAAGAACTCATATACGGTCAAAAATTCCGTACTTAAATGAGGAAGGAATTGTGTGCTATAAACTTTCAGAAGATGAAACAAAAGATCCAGTTTACACAGCCGTTGCATCATTTATAACTTCTTATGGACGGGACAGCGTTATACGCTCTGCTCAATCCGTGGGAGGTTCTAAACCAGATTCGCATTTTTGCTATATGGATACGGACAGCATTCACGTAATAGGTATAAGCGTTGAAGAAATCTCTAAATACATAGAAGTTGACAGCAAAAAACTAGGCGCATGGAAGCACGAATATTCGTTTGACAGAGCAAAATATATCAGGCAAAAATGTTACATTGAAGAAATCGCGTACAAGAAAGGAACTCAAAGTTATGAAGATTACGTAAAGAAAATGTCAGGACTCACGCCACAGGAACAGGCAGAGCTAAAATTCACGGAAGGAGAAGAAGCTTATTATACATACGTTAAAAAATGCGCGGGTATGACAGATAACATAAAGTCATTGATCTCATATGAAGAATTTGATCTTGGTTATGAGATAGAAAATGTCAAGCTAAAACCTGTCCGATGCTATGGAGGCGTAGTGCTGGAGCCCACTTCTTTCAAAATGAAGCCCTAATGATCATTGACAAAAAGCTTCCAAAGGTATATAATATAAATAGGTATTAATCATTATTATAGGAGGCCGAAAGATGAAGGTGGAAACGATCATGGAGGGAATAGCGGCTGGTATTGGTGCGGCGGTGGGTTTTTTCATTGGCCCTATAAACGGATTGCTGATTGGATTGCTATGCTTTATGGCAATCGACATCATTACAGGAATCATTAACGCTTGCATTCACAAAAAACTAAGCAGTAAGGTTTCATTTACTGGATTGGCTAAAAAAGTATTCATTATATTAATGGTTGGTCTAGCGAACGTGATAGACACAATGATTTTTGCGGAATCGGCTGCTTTGAGAACAGCGGTTATATTCTTCTATATAGCGAATGAAGGTATTTCAGTGTTAGAGAACATTTCCGCAAGCGGCCTACCTATTCCGTCAAAAATCATCGATGCCTTACACGAAATAAAAGGTAAGGGAGAAGATGAAAATGGGAATGATGAAACAGACGGAGATTGAAGAAGCAATTAACGAATTAAAATCAGAAAATGAAACACTTAAAAGCGCGCTAGCAAAATTATCGACAGATTTAGAATCAAGGCAAATTCCTGATATTGAAACAATCATGCAGGAGCATGACAAGAGTTTCAGGAAGGAAGTATTTGACGCTATCAATTCATTTGTGCCGCAAGATGCGCCTGTAAAGCCTGAACCTCCTGCACCGCATATTGAAACGATTGATGAACTTTTGAAAGGTGGAAATTAAAATGTCAAATAGCAATAAGCCTGCGCCGTTGAATGCGGTTAATAATCTTAGCAATGCGCAAATTTTGAATGCTGTATGGGCGGATGCTTCTCAAGAATATCAATCCCGCGTTCCCCTCGCGACACGTGATAATTTGCAAGCTACCGGAAACGCTATTCTTAATTACCAGGTATTTTATAATGAATTTTTGCACTCCTTGGTAAATAAGTTTGCGTTTATGTATGTTCATAATAACGTACTCCGAAACAGGCTTGGTGAGTTTAAGCGTGGTCCTATTCCATTCGGATATTCCGTTGAGGAAGTTTTTACTGACATTACTGACGCAATGGCGTTTGATCCGGAACTTGCGGAATCTGAACTTTATAAACGCACTATTCCGAATACTTCCAGTATCTACCATGTCATTAATCGGCAAGACGTGTACCGCCAGACAATTTCTAGGGCCATGCTGCAACGTGCGGTTTATAACGAAGGCGGACTTTCCAGGTTGATTGAATCTATTGTACAGGCATTGTATAACAGTGATGAAGTTGACGAGTTTATCATCATGAAGTCACTGATTGCTAATTACTTTAATGCAGGTCTTTTTTATCCCGTGGAAGTAGACGCTGTTGTGGATGAAACCAGTGCAAAAACCATGCTAACCGCTGTTCGTTCTAATGTTCTTTCTTTGGATATTCCGTCCAGACGGTTTAATGCAATGGGAGTAATGCGTACTGTTGCACCGGAAGATCAGGTTTTAGTTATCACACCTGCGGTGGAAGCGGCAATCGATGTGAACGCATTGGCACAAGCTTTCAATATGAGCAAAGCAGATTTCACCGCCCGGCATTTGGTAGTGGACAACTTCGGGCCGAATACGGATAATATTGTGGGTGTGCTTTTTGACCGTGAGTGGTTTATTCAGTATGATACCTATTTCGGAACCGAAGCGGTTAGAAACCCTATGGGTCTATATGACAATATGTACTTGCACCATCAGGGAATCTATTCTACCTCTCGATTTGCAAACGCTGTTGTATTTATCTCCAACTCCGCTTCTGTAACCGGTATTACCGTTACCGGTGCTGCGTCTGTAGCTGCTGGAACCTATACCGATATGACTGCTAAAGTAACTGGTACTGCATCTAATTATGTGCCTCAGTCGGTTAATTGGTCTATCAGCGGTGAAGCTTCCAGTGGTACCTATATCGACAAAGGCGGAAGGCTGTTTATCAGCAGCAAAGAACCCGCTAATACACCTGGAATCACTGTTACCGCAACTTCTACCTATGACGATTCTATCAACGGCACCGCTACTGTAAAAATAACTGCGTAATGTTAAAAGCCCGTTCACTTCTTTATCATCCAAAGGGGTGAACGGGCTTACATTAAAAGGAGTAATGTATATGCCTTATCCAGTTATAACAAAAGCAGATTTGCTTTCACAAGTACCACTAAAACCGAACGACGATAATGTAATAAGCTTTGTAAATGCCGCTGCACGTGAATCTTATTTCAACGGAAAAGTATTCATGGCAGAAACAAATATCCAATACATGAAAGAACAAGACGAATACAAGGTAAATGCTAACTATGATGATGTTATAGCTAACTGCAATTATCTTAGATTCAACAACGAAAACCGTTGGTTTTATGCTTTCATTATGGAAGTAAGATATATAAATCCTAACACGTGCGCTATTACATTTCAAATAGATTATTGGACAACATATCAATTTGATTTGCAATGGAAAAACTGTTTCATCGAAAGAGAACACGTAACAGATGATACAATAGGAAAACATACGATTGACGAAGGGCTTTACACCGGAGAAAATATAATTACTGAATTGCCCACTTCAAATATGCCGTACACTATGCCGAACGGAAATGCTCAAATTGTTCCAGTTGTATTAATGAGCGAGTTTGTCTCATATGAACCTTATGAGGCAATAAATTTAGGCACTCATTGCAATACAATAAATATGGTTCCTCAACCATCTTCGTTGTGGGTGCCTTTAAAGTCAAACGAAACATATGACATTAACACAATTACTCAAAGACTAGCTAGATTTCTTAAATACATTAATTCAACTGATATAGGAAAAGGAGACGCGGCATATGCTTGTTTTTCTGTTCCATATTTAGCTTTTGATGGCGCATCCAGTGATATGTTTTTAGCTGTGGGAGACCCGGATACAGACAAAGGAACATACTCTCCCAATTTGGGGTTCTATTTATTTACAAGTGGAATTAATAATATAATAAAATCTTCTGGATCACAAGTAGATTACAATTTTCAATTTAATGACAATATTGGAAGCTATACTCCTAAAAACAATAAACTATATACATATCCTTATTATTACTATATCATAGACAACAATCAAGGCAATCAAAATATTATGTACAGAGAATATATTACTGGCACAACACCAACAAATAGTAATCCTACGGTTCAATTTAGATTTACTGCAAACATAGCACCTGATTCATCCCTATTCTGTATTGTAAATAGCGGGTATGGAGCAAATGCCCCTAAAAGCAATACGCTGTCTTTAAACAAATTTCCTAAATCCGCTTTAAACTCTAATTTTTATAATAATTGGCTAGCTGGGCATAGCGCGTCCATGAATGTGGCTACTGCAAGCGCTGTAACAAACGCCATTATACCAGGGCTTGCTGGAGGTAATGGGGCATATATGGCCTCTGGAATTGTGGGAGGATTTTTTGAAATTGCGTCTTTAGTAGCTAGGGATAAAGCAATGCAAGTTGTGCCAGATAATATGAGAGGAAATATTGCAAATACTGCTAATACGTGCGCAGGTAGAATGGGGTTCACGTTTTATAAGTCGATTCTAAAAGCGGAAATATATGCAATGATAGATAACTTTTTTACAATGTACGGCTACAAAGTCAATAGAGTCGGAACACCAGCATTTAGAACACGGCAATATTACAATTACTATAAACTTCCCGTTTGTAACGTATTTGGAAACGTACCGGGAGAGGGAATAAAATCTATTACTGAAATGTTCCAGAACGGTGTTACTGTATGGAACACAACTGACGTGGGTAACTACAGAAATGGCGTTAATCCTATAGTATAAAGAAGGTGATAAAAATGTCAAAAGCTAAAAACAGATATACCGGAATAACAGCTATTAAAGGGCCTGATGGACTTCAATATCCGGTTACAGTAAGCGGGCCGTATGCCAGTCTTAGCAATGAAGTTGAAAGAGCATATTTTTCTCATTACTATTACATGATGATAAATTATGCGGTCAGTATGTTTGAATGGATAAACCTGCCGTATGAAATTCCTGAAAAATTTATAGAACGTACTTTATGCCTTGAGGGTTTTGGCTCTTTCTATAAATTGTTAGATACACCAGTATTTATGCGGTCTTTACTGCAAGGGCCCTTTGATATTTACTATGAGCCTAAACGTTTAACGCTAATTGCTGTAAACGGATTTTCTAAACAGGTGGCTAGAGAAGATTGTGTATTGTGTTATAACAATTATCTTCGTCAGCCTACAGCCTTTTATCTTGAGACTTATGCGGCTAGGATGGCAAAAGCAGAAGCGTTTATTGAAGTTAATTTTAATACAAGTAAAACCCCTGTGATTATGAAAGCACAAAATAGAAACCAGAAACTTACCCTTGAAAATGCATATGCAAAATTTACCGGAAATTCACCCGTTATTATTGATACAGATAACATGGATTTAAGTTCTCAGTTTGAGGCCATTAATCTAAACGTACCATTTCTTGTGCCACAAGTAGAGCAATATAAAAAGCAAGTATGGGACGACGCTATGGCATTCTTAGGCATACGAAATGTATATAGCGATAAACGGGAAAGACTGGTAAGTGCAGAAGCAGATGGAAACATTCAACAAATTGAAATGTCTAGGTTTACAATGCTAAACGCCAGAAAAGCAGCATGCGAAGAAATCAATAGAAAATATGGATGGGATATTGACGTACAATTCAGACTTATCACCGATTATGGTAACGGACTTTTAGGCCATGCCCTCGATGATGAACTTATAGAAAGGAGTGTAGAAGATGCCGATAACAATGATGATGATGGATTTGGTGAAAATCCTTAATCAAGACAATCCAAATCCATCTTCTAATTGGAATGATAAAATAAAATATGCAAACAATAAAATTTTTTCATTTGATTACCCTTTCTATGATAACGATAAAAAAGAAGAATTTCAATTAAAATTTACACGCCGATTCATAGATGCAAGACTTGGCTTTGAAACTCCTGCGCTTTTTATGCTAAAGCTTGAAGATACTCTTAATTATATCATGCCGTATTATAACGAATATTTCAAATCACAGTTGCTAGACTATGATCCTTTAACAAATATGGAAATAGAAGAAATATTCGATAGAAGTAATGACATTAACCGAAATAAAAATATTACTGAAAATGACAACGGAACCAGGAACATTGAAAGAACAGGCAACAATAGCGGAACAGACACTCTAACAAAAAGCGGCACAGAAAAAACCGATAAAAATGATACTATGAATGATAATATAACCCATGCAGGCACAGTATCAACAGATGGCAATAGTACAGATACTTACTATGAATTTCCACAAGCGGCTAAATCAACTACAGGCGATTATGCTACGAATCAAAGAAATATTAATTCTAATGAGACTGTAACAAATAATCTTACTGACACAGAGAACAAGACCAGCACAGGCGAAGAAACAGTGACATATAACTTAACAGATAAAAGGGATACTACGGAAACTATTGGCGATAATACTGATGAAACTACGACTAATACACGAACCACAGAAGATACCGGATTAGAAAAACAACTTGAACATTATGCGCTTACTAAAAAGGGTTCAACAGGACAATGGACATACCAAGATTTAATCAGAAAATATAGAGAATTAATTATCAACGTAGACGCTATGATTATGGAAAGCGTTGAAATAAAATCCCTTTTTATTTATTGTGAATAGGAGTGATCTATTATGTATGACCGTATGCCGCCTAAACTTCCTTTCTATTGGAATACTGTGATTCCGGCAACTCTTGATACAGCTTTAACTTTCGACGAGATGCAAGCAAAAATTGTATGGACTGTTAACAAAATACTTGAAAATCAATATTTGACCGTTCCGTATTTAATTAGTCTAAAAACTGAATATACCACGACTTCTATTTCTATTAAAGGGATTTTGTTCCAAAATTACACGCCATTGCAAGTGGATAAAGAATTTGTAATTAATGGCATGAAAGACGGAACCTACTACATTAACGTATTTAACGATGCTGCAAATACAGAAGCCGGAAAACCTCCTGTACAGTCTAATGATCTTCTGTTCCTTTCTACAGAATACATGCCTAAAAATTGCACGTCTCTTTATGTATTCGATATCTTAAACGGCAATATAGTTGGTAACAGTATAAAGTATAATGATCTTTATACCGAAATGCATAATGCAGACCCTAACGCGCATCAAGAACTTTTTGAAGCTGTATACAATAAAATAGAAGAAGAATCCGACGGGCTTCATAATGAGATTGTGGCGGAAACAAATCGCGCAAAACAAGCAGAACAGCAATTGCAAGATAATATTGACAATGAGTCCACTGCTAGACAACAAGCGGATACTACTCTGCAAAATAATATTAATGCTGAAAAAACTGCTAGAGAAAATGCGGATACTACTCTGCAAAATAATATTAATGCTGAAAAAACTGCTAGAGAACAAGCCGATACTGCGCTTGGTGAAAGAATAACCGCTGAAACTACAGCCAGACAACAGGCTGACACAAATTTGCAAAAGAGCATAAATGCAGAAAAAACCGCGAGAGAACAAGCCGATACTGCGCTTGGTGAAAGAATAACCGCTGAAACTACAGCCAGACAACAGGCTGACACAAATTTGCAAAAGAGCATAAATGCTGAAAAAACTGCTAGAGAACAAGCCGATACTGCATTACGAAATTCGCTTGACGAAGAAATTGGCGATAGAATTGATGGCGAAGATGCTATTAATGCTAAAATTAATGCGCATATACAAAATAAAAATAATCCTCATAATGTGACCGTAGATCAGATTGGAAATGTTGTTAAGACTATTAATAGCCTTGTAAACAATATAACTGTCAATGGATCAAAAGGTAACAGTGTAGTTACTGGCAGTAATACTATTACAGTTAACGGGTCTATGCTTGATGTCCCTAGTGATACTAACCTAGATAATGCGACAGAGGTAGGGATATATTCTTTGTCAGCCAATATACAATATACTTCGTCTTATAAGGGATTACCAAGCAAAACAGGCTGGCTTTATATGCTGGTGTATAAAGTTGGCACTGGAAAAAAGCAAATCGTATATAATGCAGACGGAACAGCATATAGGCGTGAAAATGCTTTAACAAACTGGCTTGAACTTAATTACGGCGGTGGTGGAACTTCTGGTGTTTCCAGTATTAATTCGTTAACAGGGGCACTTACAATAAATGGAGACCAAGGCGTAAAAATTACAACTACACCAAAGGTTATTCACGTTAGCGGGCAATACTATGTTCTTAGTCAAAATACATCTATAAACGGGACATTACGTCCAGGAATAACAGCGGCTGGCAATTACGCATTTACAAATACACCGCAAAATAAAAGCGTAATGTATGTAATAACTGTAGATTATAAATCAAATGAATATATCTATGCACAATATGCTGTTTGCTTTGATTATTCCATTTATAGACGGCTAAGTAATGCTGATGGAAGTACGGCAACTGAATGGTATTACAATGGCGTAACAGACATAAATGGTACTAAAGGCAGTATTATATTTGAAGCAAGAAATGGGGCCAGCATTTCTAAATCGGGTAATACTTTTACTGTCTTAGGGCCTATAGCCAGAAGTCCAAATTTAAGCCTAAATACAAATAATTCAGTTGGAATATTTTCGTTTGATTATGATTCGTCACCTGTTGGAATGCCAACCGAAGCGACTAACGCGTACGTGATGCTACAGGTAATGACAGATGGTGGTAGTTCTATAGAAACTTATACACAATTAGTAATAGATAAAGATGATGGAAAAATGTTCACAAGAACAAAAAACAATAATGGATCACAAGCAACGGCATGGAAACTAAGCAGCTACAGCCCAGCATTGGATAATCAAACTATAACACTTGATTCGCTTGCGCCTAATTTAGGCATTCAAAATTTGACTTTACAATTAGAACAGTACAGAGGAGTAACATTCAAAGCAAAATTTTATGTGCCGTTTTCAATATCAAATTCTACTACTCCTTTAACTCAAGTATCATTATGGAGTTTACCCGCAGGGTGGGCTTTTGATGAAGAACAAAATATTCCTGTTTATTTCTTTAGCACTTCGCCAAGAGCTAATCTTTTTGGATATCTACACTGCGTAGACAATTATATAGAAGTAGAATTTTCTGACACACTTACATCTATTAGTGCTGGATGGATTTTAAGATGCTGCAACAGTGACTTGTACTTAGTAAAAACAAGCCAATAATTATTAAAACCAATGAATAAAGATACGATTAAAATTCTGTTAAATATTCATATAAAGTCTGATCTGATTTAAATCTGTGTCCAAAAATCAATGTAGATAGTGGACCTTTATTTGCAATTTTTCTATAATCATCTTCCATCCAACTTGGAAATGTTTCCATAATCTTGCCTCCTACACTTCTCTGATTTTTCCGTCACCAGTTAATTCGAGACGAATATTATCATTGCCACTATTTTTAAGAACAACAATTTCTATCACATTTTCATCTTCATCATCTTCAAGCAATTCAGATATTTGTGCTTTTAAGCTTTCAACTCCATGCGATAGTTGCGGATCAATATTTGTTGCTATCACACCATTTTTCAGCTCTTCAAAATAATCCAACATTGGCAAAGTTAATATTGTGTCTAGGCTCGTCCTATCAATTTCTAATCTTAGTTCATATCTATCTTTACCTTTATTAAAAGTGCTGTCTTTCGTTTTTATTGCCTTAACCCTTAGTTTCCGTACTGGAATTGTACCTGTAATTAACTGTACATTTTGCGTAATTCCTGATTCTCTACTCAAAGTTAATGGAATTTCTGTCCCATCACTAGGCGTTCCTATATAAATCATTGATAATGCATCTGCTATCAAATTCGCATCCGTCTTTGATGGAGTATCTATTCCATCCCTTAATGCAAGATATCTCTTAAATTGTTTTGAAAATACATCTTCATAATCTTGTGATATCACAACATCATCTGTAATTATATTAGTAAACAGATATGTTCTACGAAGAAATTCCGTCCAACCACCAATAAATGCATTATTTTTTTCTGCATCCGTTATAATCTCTTTAATTGCATTACCAAACATAGCGTTATATTCTTTACCTACTAGAAGTTTTTCAGCAGAACGTAATCTTTTATGATCATACATACATTTATTTGCTGCTGCTATCGCAATGATATTCAACGCTCTAGCATTTAATTTAGTACCTATATATCCAAAAAACAAATTGCTAAAGAGATATTTATATGCATCATTATTAGTCACTTCCTCACAGGACATTCCCCCCGTAATCATATATGCAAGTTGCTCTGTCATACTTCTAATAGTCAATCGTGTACCATACTCTGTTAGCCAGATAAAATGATTATTTATAAACTCGTACACTTTTGTTTTATTTTCTACAATTAAATTTCTATTTCTATATATATGGCAATAATGATGTTTATTGCATGTCTCACACTTCT